CCCTATAAACGTTTGATGCACCAAACCCCTGCGGCAGAACCATCGTTTTCTTACGCCGCCGCGCCTAAAGCCGGGGCTTTTTATTTATTGGGTTGCCGCTCATCGGTGCATGGCATGCCATGTTCTCACACACCGGTTTTGGGGTTTTGCTTTTGCGTGCCGCCCGTGTTCTGCGCGGGTTTTTCTTTGTCCGGCAATTTTTGGGCCTTGGTGGCAAAATATGCCTTGTCCTGCACCTGTGCCGTCACGTCTGTCTGGGTGCCGGGTGCAAACGGGCTGCCGGAAAGCGCCTTGGCCGCCGCTTCGTTTTCGCCCGCCTTTGCCTCAATGTTCCAGCCCGCTGCGGGCGAAATGATAAGGCTGCTGTCTACGCCCGCGCCGGTGCTGGTGCCACTGCCCCCCTGGGCTGTCACCTGCCCGCCGGAAAGTGCGGCCGCAACGCTGATGTCGCATTGGGTGCTTGTTCCGCCGGCGCCAATGCCCGCGCCGCCTTTCTCTGTGCCTGCGCCACCTTCCTCTGCGCCTGCGCCGCCCGTGGCCACCACCACGCCATCGGAAATTGTCAACGTAA